TTAGCCATCCTTTTTTGGTAACGAAATGATTTGGCCAGAAACTTTTCGTTCCTGATTATTGATGTAATCATTGAACTTATTTGATGCTCGTTCAATGACCTCCGTTGAAACTTGAGCATAAATTTGAGTAGTAGAAATATCTTTGTGTCCCAACAACTCTTTTATATCCTCAAGTGGAACACCAGCCTTTCGAAGAGTTACTGCATAAGTATGTCTACCATCGTGGACTTTGATTTTGGGTAAGCCTGCTTTTCTAGCGATTCTATCACTTGCTCCGTTTGTGCTACGACTACGAATAATATTCCCTTTAGATTTTCCAGTAGTAAAAATAAATATAAAATCATCTATTGTTTTAGTAAAAGGAAGAGTATAAGAAGTGTTATAAAAATAGTTATAAAAATCAATAAAACCTTGTTGTGCTCGATCAGTCATGATCATTTTACGAGTGCTATTTAATGTTTTCGGATTATCAATAGCTATTTGACCAGAATTTAGTTTACTTTCAGCTCTATATATTCTTTGCTTGTTCACATCGATATACTTGTTACGTAGGTCAATGTCTGACCATTTCAGGGCCATAACCTCAGCTTTTCGCAGACCGCAATCATAAATCGCTAGAAAAAATGGATACCAAAGAGGATCTCTTTCCTTCGCAGCATACTCTAGAAACTTATCTACTTGTTCAAGAGAATAGAAGTTAAGTACTTTCTCTTGAGCTTTTTTAGGGAACTTAGTGTATAAAGTCGGATTTTCATTTATATAACCTAATTGTATTGCTTTTTTAAAAGCGTTGGAGAGAGTAGCGTTTACTACTTTTACAGTGTTATAAGATAACCCTTGCTTTGATCGCCCAAGACCTTTTTTTGTGAGTAGTTCGTTGATGAACGCTTGGTGTGCAGAACGGTCATAATTTTCAAGTTTATAGTTACCTATATAAGGATTGATGTAGGTTTCAATATTTTCTCTATGAACAATTCTAGTGCCTTCTTTAACATTGGTTTTGTATTGAGTTATCCAAATCTCTAAGTATTCACTTAAGGATAATTGTTTAGGATTATTAGTTTTGTGGGTGCCAGCAGCTAGTTCTCCTTCAAGAATTTTAGCTGCTTTTCTGGCTTCTTTTTCAGTGGCAAAATTTTTTTTGTGAATTTTTTTAGAATATCCTTTTCCTTTATGTGTCCCAGCATAAACAAAATACTCCCATTTTTCCACGCCAGACTTAGTTGTGTATGATTTGATAGTAGCCATTATTCTACACTCCTAAACATAGATTTTGGCAATGAATACACTTCTGGTTTATACCATCCTTTTTCATAAAACTTATCCATTTTTAATTCTTTTTCTTGTGGAGAGAATAGGGGCATGGTTACCATGTTGCCAGTTTCAATATCTTCTTTTATTTTCAATTGTTTAAGTAAGACTTCTTGATATTCTTCTTCACTATAGTAATCGTTTGTTAGTATAGGGTAAATCTGCACCTCTGGAACATCTTGTCTTAATCTATCGCGCAATTCGTATGGTGTCATCATTAAAAATCAATCCTTTCGTAGTTTGTTCTAATTAGTAAGAATTTATATATACATACCGTCTTATACGAAATTAAATCAAGTGTAATCTCGTATACATAAATATCGAATACGAACTTATGTTCTTTTGTGTTTAAAAAGAAAAGCCCGAAGGCTGATCTTTTTTATTGAATAGCATAATCTTGCTTGCCTATTTCATCCCCAGCAATGCCTTGTTTAGCTTGTTAAGGCGTAAAAGATAAACTGCTCCATCGTGGTCGTAGCCACGTTAAAACACGAAAGGATGAAGAGAAATGAAGAGAGAACAACTGAAAGAATTAGGTTTGACAGATGAACAAGTGAATTCTGTTATGGGGTTACACGGTCAGACTGTTACTGAATTGAACAAAACTCTTGCTACTGCAGAACAAGAACGTGATCAGTTCAAAGAACAGCTTGATTCTAACCAGACAGAGTTAGATGCCCTCAAAGAATCTGCGAAAGGTAACGAAGAATTAACACAACAGTTAGCAGAGCTACAAGAGAAATTCGATTCTGTAAAGAACGATTCTGAAACAAAGCTTGCTGAACAGCAGAAAGACTTTGCTATCAAGTTAGCTTTAAAAGAAGCGAATGCACTTGATGAGAACATCGTCTTGGGTCTTTTAGATCGAGACACAATCAAAGTTACTGACAGCGGTCTGCAAGGTTTTAAAGAACAACTAGCGGGATTACAAGAAAGTAAATCGTTCTTATTTCAAGAAAAAGATAGCTCCAACCCGACGACTCCGCAAATTTTGGCTGGCGGAAACCCTACTGGTCCTACGCCAGGCGATAAAAGTATTGTACAAAAAATTCAAGAAAGATTAGGTGAATAAATATGGCTTTAGTATTAGATTCGAAAGATTTGGCAACAATTGACAAAGAATTCAAAGCTGACTCTCAGGTTTGGGACGTTTTAACTCAAGGAGCAAAAAGCATCACTGCCGCTGATTTTGTGGGAGCGAATGAAGTTCGCATTAATAAAATGAGTGGATTTGTTGATGCAACGCAATACAAGCGTAACCAAGACAATGCCCGAAATGCGATCTCAATCGAAAAAGAGACAATCAAATTAACTCATGAAGACTGGATGGCTTATGATGTTGATCAGTTGGATCAATCAGAAAGTGCGGCATTGACAATCAATAACGTTGTGACTGAACACAAGCGACTAATTACCACTCCGCACCGCGACAAAGTTGCTGTACAAGTTCTTTTTGACAATGCAGGAACTAAAGTTTCTGAAACATTGACTGAAGATACCATTCTAGCAGCATATGATGCAGCAGAAGAATACATGACAGACAATGAAGTCCCTGGCGGGTATGTAATGTTTGTTTCTGCAGCAACTTATCGTTTATTAAAAAACGCTAAGGGTGTAAGCAAGACTTTCTCAACGAATCAAATGCAAATCGCTGGAATTAATCGTACGGTAGCGCAAATTGATGGTGGCGTGCCAATTCTCAAAGTTGCAAAAGATCGTATTAAAGGTATCAGCATTGAAGACACTGTCAACTTCATTATTACTCCATTAACAGCAGTTGCTCCTGTTGTTAAATTTGGCACTGTTGACACTGTACCAGCTAGTCAAGATCGCAATGGTTACCGCGATACGGTGAAGGGATTAGACTACTATGATGCTATCGTATTCGACAACGCTAAAAAAGCCATCTATGTTTCTTACGTCCCAAAAGCCTAGCCCCTTCAAGCGTAACGTTAAATAAAACAACTCTAACGCTTGAAGTAGGGGCTACAGAAACATTGGTGGCTACGGTTTTACCAGAAGGAGCTACAGATAAAACAGTAACTTTTAGTTCTAGTGATGCATCTATCGCAAGCGTAACGCCAAAACAAGGTAAAGCGGCAGGTGTTGCCAAAGGAACAACAACGATTACTGGAACAACAGTAAATGGTAAGACAGCAACTTGTGAAGTTACTGTAACAGAAGCAGGAGGAGGGGCATAGTTCCCTCTTCTTTTAATAAGGAGGGATCAACATGCCTTATATCGATTTTGAAGAATTCAAAGATTTAACAGGAAAAGAAGATGATTTCGAACCCACCTTCAAAAAGTATTTAACAAAAGCATCGGCTGCTTTGGATAATATTACCAATCGATTTTATCAATTAAATGAAATTAAAGATGATCCGATTGGTTTTCGTGTAAAACAGTTCAAATTAGCTCTCTGCTCTCAAATAATCTACTTTGATGAAGTCGGAGCTGATACGTATGAGAGTATCAACAACGCTCCGCAGAGTTTTTCAGCAGGCAGAACAAGTATTTCTAATGCCAGCAGATACAATCCATCAGGAGAGAACGAAAGTAAGTCTCTAGTTTCTGAGGATATTTACATCTATTTAGAAGGAACGGGCTTGTTATATCGAGGTGTTCCTCCATGGTAATGCCTAAACCACCAATTCAATTTCTAGTAGATTCTTTTATTTATCGAGAATATTTAGGAGAAGGGGACTATAACAAACCTATCTATGGGGATTATGTGACTATAGAAAATTGTCGGATTGATCGAGGAAGTCAGTATTCTTTTTCATCAAGCGGCAAGCAGTTGCTTTATAATGCAGTGATTTTTTGTTACGACTCATTAACTACCCCTTTACCGAATTTCAAAGAACAATCACTAATTATTTACGATGGGAAAGAACACATCCTCACAAAAATCGATACAGTGACAGAAGCTTATTCGAATATCGTTTATTCATACGAACTAGAGGTGGTTTGAATGGGGGTTAAAGTTGAGCTTGGAGGGGTTAGAGCTAAAGTTAGTCCGCAGGCTATGAAGCAAGGGAGATATGCATTAGCCAATCAAGCAATGGCAGATATGAGCCCTTTTGTCCCAAAAAAGAATAATATCTTACGTCAAAGTTCACATGTTAAAAGTGATGGTAGTGCTATTCTCTATGAGACTAAGTATGCAAGAAAGCAATTCTATTTAAATGGGAAAAAATACACTACTCCAGGAACAGGACCAAGATGGGATCTTAAAGCGAAATCACTGTATATGCCTTCTTGGAAAAAAGCGTATCTGAAAGGAGCTGGAATTAAGTAATGGATTTTATCGATCGGATAAAAGATAAGATTAATAGTATTCCAGAACTGCCGTTAAAAATGAAAAAAGGCTATCTTTCTGCTGACGAAAGCTTAGTAATTTACCCGTTACCAGGTGGGCAAAACCTTGTGGAATATTATGACGGCATTAAAGATGTACAACTAAATTTTGAAATTGCGATGAAGTCAAAAGACGGTTCTAAAGTTGAACAAACACTTTGGCTTATCTCTGATTCATTAGAGCGCATGTCAGATGTTGCTAGTTCTGATGAATCTTTTGAATTTAACAATTTAACTATAACGAGCAAGCCTTTCATCAACGATGCAGATGAACAAGGTTGGTTCGTTTTTTTATTAGATTTTCAAACAAAACTAACCACATTTGAGGGGGAAAAATAAATGAGATTAAAAAATGCATTGCAAAGCTATTTTATTCAACCAATTACGACAACTAATACTGATGCGCCAACGGAAGACGGCTACTTAGAACTAGCTAAATGGATTTCAAACGTTGATGATAATTCAAATGAAGAATCAGAGACAACAGGATTCTATGATGGAAATGGAGAAGGGGAAACGGATGTCACTTCTCATCAACTGGGCTATTCGTTTACTGGACTATATGACGAAGAAGATCCTGCAATGGCAGCAATCGAAAATATGATTGGTAAATCTGGCGATGCGCGAAAAATCTGGTTTAAAGTAGTTTCTGCTTCTGGCAAAAAACAACGTGTTGGGAAAGCAACAGTAACAGAACCAGTTGCTCAAGTCGGCGATGCTACAGCTTATGGAGATTTTTCATGTGGTATTGCATTTGACAGTACACCAGAAGCAGAAGATGTAAAGGTTACTCCCTAACACGCCCCAAAATGTTACAGGTAAATTTGAGAGCGATGGAGCAGTCTCTATCGCTTTTGATCCTGTCGAAGGGGCGAAATCATACTTGATTCATTACGCAGATGCTAACCAGTCTGATCCAAAGCAAGCAATTTACATGGGCTACACAGAAAGCAACGCATGGACATTGTTCAGTTCGAACGTACCTACGACAGAAAGCGGCGACAAACTCTATTTCTATGTGCAAGCTTATGACAAGGTCGGGGTCGGATCGAATGACGTTGAGAAAGCACGCTATTTGCACGATGGAGAGTTTGTAGGTTCGGCTTGGTCCAAACCAATAATATTGATCAAAAAATAAATGTAAGTTGTTTATTTAGGCAACTTTTTTAGGAGGATTACATGACTAACAAATTATCATTCCAATTAGAGAAAAAAGGTTTTCCTGTCAATATTGGAGAAGTTGAATTCTTTTTCGGCACTACTCCAGAAGAACTGACACGTTTTTTTGATGTTCAAGCCGAATTTGATGAAAAAATTAAGGAACTCAAGCCGCAACTTGAGCAAATTAAAAATATCGAACAACCAGAAAAAGAAGATGCAATTAAGATTATTGCTTTGACGAAAGATTTGGCCAAGGCTGAATATGATTCGTTATTTGGCGAAGGGGCATTTGAGAAAATTTATTCTGTTTATCCCGATGCCGATCAACTAATTGAATTATTTGATCCAATTTCTTTTGAAATTGCCGAAGCAATCGAAAAAGAAGCACTGAAACGCAAAGATAGTGTTTCTAAAAAGAAAGCTGATTTATTGAAAAAGAAAGCACTGAAAAATAAGAAAAAGAAGTAGGTGATTAAATGCGGTTAAATGACCCATTAGTCACTTCGATAGAGTTTGATGGTGCAGAATTCCCTATCAATTTAACATTCGATAATGTACTTGATGTTTTTGATGTTTTGGAAGATGTCGATTTATTTCCAGAAGAAAAAATAAATATGTGTTTAGAACTGTTGATCAGTGACTTTGAAAAAATTTTTCAAGGCTCAACTGAACAACAGTTTTTATTATTTAACCATATTTTAGAAAATTATATTTCTGTAGGTGGTTCAGAGACGGTTGAAACTGATCGCCTGGGGAATCCTATGCCAAATGCCGTTAAAGAAAAAAACACTATTAGTTTGGTTCATGATGCTAAATACATCTATGCATCGTTCAGACAAATTGGCATAAACCTATTTGAAGAGCAGGGGCGGATGATGTGGGAGGAATTCCAAGCATTACTTGAAAGTTTGCCAGACGACACCATTCTTGCTCGAATCATTCAGATCAGGACGTGGGAACCCAGCAAAGGTGAATCTACCAAAGAAAAAGAACGAATGCGAAAGTTACAACAAAAATATACGCTACCAAATTTTGAGGTAGGTGAAGACGATGGCTGATGGACAGGTTGTAATTGACGTAGACGTTAAAGGCAAAGATGTTGCAATATTAAATAGTCAACTTGATCAATTAGAGAGTAGTAGTAACAAATCTGGATTGTCTATAAAAAATTTAGCTGTTTCGATGGGATTAGTAAAGGTTGCTTCTGCAGCTATTAGCAAGGCTTATTCGGCAATGAAAACAGCTTTTTCTGCTGCAATTTCTGAAGGTGCAAATCTACAACAGTCACTAGGCGGCGTTGAAACTTTATTCAAAGGAAGCGCAGATAAAGTAAAGAGATATGCAGACGAAGCTTATAAAACTTCTGGATTGTCCGCAAATGCTTACATGGAAAATGTTACCAGTTTTAGTGCCAGTCTATTGCAATCGGTTAGTGGAGATACTGAAAAAGCTGCGGATGTCGCAAACATGGCCATGATAGACATGTCCGATAATGCTAATAAAATGGGCTCTAATATGGGAGACATTCAAAATGCTTATCAAGGTTTTGCAAAACAAAACTATACCATGTTGGATAACTTGAAATTAGGTTATGGCGGTACAAAGGAAGAGATGCAACGCTTGCTTTCTGATGCGGAAAAACTAACGGGTGTAAAGTATGATATTAACAATTTAAGTGATGTCTATAATGCTATTCATGCGATTCAAGGAAAGCTTGATATTACAGGGACAACTGCAAAAGAAGCTGCCTCCACCTTGAGCGGTTCCTTTGAGTCAATGAAAGCTTCACTATCCAATGTTTTAGGGAAAATGGCGTTAGGTCAAGACATCAAACCAGCGTTGAATCAACTAGCAGAAACAACTTCCACATTCCTTTTCGGAAACTTTATACCAATGGTTGGAAACATTTTGAAAGCTTTACCTGGGGCAATTGCGACTTTTATCAAAGCCGCTATTCCTTATGTAAAGCAAGCCTTTGGGGAATTGCTTGCTTCGATTAGCGATAGTGTACCGATTCTAAGTAACTTATTTGATTTCATTAGTAAGAACGCCGCAGCTTTTAAATTATTTGGTTCGGTTCTTATTGGAGCAGTTGCAGGTTTTGCGGCTTTTAAAGGCGCCATAGGAATTTTTAACTCTGTAAAAACTGCGATATTGGGCGTAAAGACAGCATTTACACTAATGAAGACGGTATTACTAGCAAATCCTTTTGGACTTGTTATTGCAGCAATAGGTGCACTTGCTGGCGCATTTATCTATTTTTATAAAACTAGCGAAGTGTTTCGAAGCAAAGTTGATGGTATTGTCGATTCGTTAAAAAGCTTTATTGCACCAATTGACACTGTGTTCAAGGGAGTAAAACTATTAGGTCAAGGTTTTTCAGAAATGTTAACAAATGGTCCAGGTGAGAAAATAGCTCAGTTAAGGGAGCAGTTTATTCAACTATTTCCTGAAGAATTGTGGAAAAAAATGATAAACTTTTCCGCTAAAATAAATGATTTAAAACTAGGTATCGTAGCTATTGGGAAAATTATATCGGGATCTATTGGTAGCTTTGGCGAACTCGAGTATTTTTTAGGAGGCATATTCTCTTACGATACTACCAAAAGAATTATGGCAATAGGCGAGGCAGTTAAAAATGTGATCACATGGTTTGAAAATTTAATTACACCTGCAAACAGCGCAAGTAAATCATTCGATATTTTCAGCATCGGCGCAAAAGTTCTAAAAGGGATAGTTCTTGCATTGTTAGGCCCGTTTGGACTAGCTATAAAAGCATTTGAGCTGATTGCAAAAGTTTTAGGTGGTGGAGATATCGGTAAAGGTATCGATACGATCTTAGATTCATTTTCAGGATTGGCCAACGGTATAAAAATGTATGGTCCACAGCTAGGTAGTAACTTCGGAAAGGCACTCGAAGGAATATTAGCAAGTATCGCAAGTGCACTGCCTGGCATCGTTTCAGGGGGATTGCAAGTGATTGCTGGTTTTGTTTCTGGGATTGCTCAAGGCCTCCCTCAACTTGCAATTGCTGCAGCGCAATTGATTACCTCTTTCACAGAAGCTATTGTAATCTTAATTCCGACTATCGTTTTAGCGGCTACATCAATCATTACATCGTTCCTCGAAGCGATGACATTGGCACTTCCGCAAATTATCGCTGCAGGAGCTGGGCTGATAAATGCTTTACTACAAGGAATTACACAGCAATTACCAACTCTGGTTGAAAATATGGCTTTGTTGATTACCACGTGGCTGATTTCTTTAAACGCTTATATGCCAATGATTATGGAGGCAGGGTTTAATCTACTGATCACATTCTTACAAGGAATTGCGAATAATATCGGTCAGGTAGCGCAAAAAGCTTTAGATATTGTTATCAATTTTGCTCAAGTGATTGCACAAAATATGCCAACCATTGTTAACGCAGCAGTTAATTTGATGGTTAATTTCGTGAATTCATTAGCTTCAAGAATGCCAGATATTGTGAAATCTGCTGTTAATTTAATAGTCAATTTTGTTAACGGAATCGCTTCGAATTTGCAGCCAATAATAAATGCAGCTGTCAATTTAATTGTTGCATTTTTACGAGGGATTGCCAGTCGTATCAATACTATTGTCAATGCAGCGATGGATTTAGTCGATGCTATGGTTCGTGGTATCATCCAGGCTCAAGGTCGTTTGATGAATGCAGCAATTACATTAATTAATGGTTTTGCCAATAACATTCGAAGCCGACAAGAAGAAGTTCGAGGTGCTGCATTAAATTTATTAGATGCTATTGTTGGTGTTTTCGTACCTGACAGTTTATATAGTACAGGGAAAAACATCATACAAGGATTAATCAACGGTATCGGCTCAATGGCTGGAGCAGTTGCTTCTAAAATATCAGAGGTGGCCGGTGGGATTAAAGATAAAATTACTGGTGCGTTAGGTATTCACTCTCCATCACGTTGGATGCGAGATTACGTTGGTAAATTTATTCCTCAAGGGATTGCTGTTGGTATCGAAGCAGATGCGAAATCCGCATACTCAGCTATGAATAAGCTTTCTGATGGTTTGATGAATTCTATCACGCCAGAATCAGCACTTGGCACTTCGAGAATGGGCATGGCATCTGTTGGATCGCAGATTGTTAATAACACTTACAATAATCAAAAACAACTCGATGTTGAAAAACTTGCTCAAATAATCGCTAACCAGCCTTTGGAGGTTTCAAGTTATTTAGATGGAACCTTAGTAGGTGACAATATGGACCAACGTTTTGGAAAGACGATCAATCGTAGAAAATATACGAATGGAGGATAGCTAGATGAAAGAAAAAACTATTGTATATCTTGAATTTTCCAACGAGACTATTGAACTTACTGAAAATCCGCATATACGATTGATTGATATCGACATAGGAATGCCAGTTGCTAAAAATGAATATGTAGAATTTTCTGGAACGAATGGAAAACGACTTTCAAATAGTGCGTTTGATGCATTCCCCATCACACTATCGTTTGATAGTAGAAGCGCTGAGCAATCTATGTTTGATCTAACTTTACAAAAAACTGAAATTCGGGAACTCTTTACTAGAGAACCCGAATTTTATTTGATTTACAGCAAAGAACCTGGTAAAAAATATCAGGTTGCTTATGAATCAATCGAAGATGAGAGAAAAGGCGCACTTTATATAAGATACATAGTGCATTTGCAAGCACTTCGAGGTTGTGCTGAATCAATTGCGACGACACTTTCAGATTTTAGTTTAGATGATGAATGGCAATTCTCGCAAGGGCTAGTTGCGGAAGATTATAAGTATACGCACCAAACGAGTAATTTTATCATTTACAATGCTGGAAGTTTTGAAATTGATCCACGAGAGCATTATCTACGAATCACATTAGAAGGAGAATCAGAAGGTAATGTAACCATCTTTAATAAAACAACTGGTGATCGATTTATTTACTATCCCTCACTCTCTACGAATCTTGGCCAGACCTTAGTTTTAGATGGTGTGATCCCAAAGCTAAATGGAGTAAGCTGTGGGATCGATACCAATCATGGGCTGATCAATTTAGTTGAGGGTATCAATGAAATTGAGATTCAAAATATTACTCGAGTGAAATCTTCTTGGGATTTCCGCTTCTTGTACAAGTAGGTGATTGAGTGATCGATTTAATTATTCGAAATTATGAACAAACTAAAGAAGAAATCCTTGTCGGTTACGATAAGGACGCTTTTTATGAGAACTGGCAACAAAACGAGACATGGGAAATCGGGTTTACAGTTACCAATAATTGGACAAATCAAGAAGTGTTTGATTTGGTGGAATACGAGTCTTCTGTTTTTTATAACGGACAGGAATTCGTGATTAAAGAAATGACTCGCAAAGCGGTCGGACGACTGTTGACGAAACAAGTAGTTGCGACACATATCTATTACACGGTTCAAGATGGCTATCAATACAACAAAGTGACTGGTACAAGATCCATCAGCCAGTTACTCACGCATGTATTTAGTGCGGGTAGCCGAGGTTTCACGTGGGAAGTCATTGATCCAAATAAAAAGTTCCTCACCGTTGAACAAGAAAATTTCGGGAATGCCAATTATTTGAAGCTAATCAATGAGATTTTGTCTGATTACAATGCTGTTGTGATACCAAATAATAAACATCTAACTTTTTATCACGCAAGCGAATATGGTCAGAAAACGGAAGAGCAAATTCGCTACAAATACAATACAGACGAAGTTTCCTTTGATATTGATACGTACAGCTTGAAAACTCAAATAAAGGGTTATGGAAAACTGAAAGAGGGCGCTAACACTGAGAATCCCAAAGACAGTGATTACGTCTTTACACCTATCACTTATACGAGTCCAGAATCAGAAAAATGGGGAATTAGGATACAAGATCCAGTCAGTGATGAACGATATATCGTATCAGGAAATATGCTAGAGCGACTAAAGGCAGACTTGCAGGATTATCCAAGTATCTCAGGATCCGTAACGCTGAAATGGAAGATAAGTCCAAGCAAAGGCAATCATGTTCCATTTATTTATGAGCCTTTGAATATCAATACGTACATTCAAGTTGTTGGAATTAAGACGTATCCAGCGATACCAAATAAGCCACCTGAGATCATATTGAGTAATACTAAGAAAACGATGACGTCAATATTAGCTGAAATGGCGCAGAAAGGAGTGATCTGATGGGATTATTAAAACTATTCAGTAATCGCATTTCTAAAGAGTGGAAAGAAAAGTTTAATAAAAATATTGACTACCTAAACAATCTCGAAAAGAAACTGTCTGATCAAGACAAATCAACGAACAGTCGAATTGATAATTTAGTAATGCATTCAGGCGGAGAATCGCCGAACGAAGTGGTTGATGCACGAGTTAATAATAAGGGAGAAATATTTGATACACTGCATGGCAGACTATTAGAACATGAAAATCTGTCGGACGAACAAATTAGCGAACTGAATACAAACATGGATAGTCAAAAAGAGCAAGTTCAACAATTGAACAAGTCTGTTCAACAGATTATTGGTGGGTATAGTGAGCCAATAAATATGTACGTTTCAAAAAACGGTAGCGATATTTCTGGTGACGGATCAGAAGAAAAGCCATTCCTTACCATCCAAACAGCAGTGAATAATATTCCTCTGATTACCACAGGATCTATCACGGTTTGGATTGATAGCGGAGTTTACTTAGAAGATGTGATGATTCAGAATCTAAATTTTACATCCTTTTTGATTCGTCCCATAGATAATTTCAATGCTGTTGATCCCTCAAAAACAGATTTACCTGTCAAAGTTCGGTCCATCTGCTTCACCGCGTGTAAAGGTTATTGTCAAGTTGCTGGAATGCAAATTGTGGATACAGCAAACGGAGCAGACTATGGAATCAGAAATGAGCAAAGCGGCTACATGGCAATCAATAGATGTAAATTCGCAGAGAATACAAAAACACTTGCAAGATATAATGCAGTTTATGTCGGCGGAACATCAAAGATTAACATGTACGGAGACACGACGTTGATTAACCAGAAAGTGGCAATTTACGCTGTATTGATGGGTGAAATTTTTGTCAGTGCGTTTGGTTCAGGAAACGACGTAGGAATTTTGTGCGAGAATGGCACTGTACGAGGAACTGTATCAACTTCTTTTGCGACTACACCAACCAAAATTTCTGGTTATGGACTAGTTATCACGAAAGGCACGGTGTTGTCTTAATGGTATACAAAATTAATGAATCGATTATTGTGATTCAAGCAGAAGCAATCCGTCCAAACAGGACAGATGTTGTCTTTTGGTCGCATGATCGTGGAACAGCCAAGCTTCGAATGAAGTTAGTAAGAAAAAATGGGATTCCTCAGAGCCTACCAGAAGGAACTACGGTTCCTATTCGTCTGATGTTTAAATCTGCAACGGCAGAAGGTGGTTATGGTAAACATGACTATCTAGCTACGGTAGAAGATCCTGTGAATGGAATTGTTTCTATTGTGTTAGAGGATAATATACTGGGATACGTAGGCACCGTAGAAGGTAGCGTATATATTGATTTCCCAAACGACCGCTCGTTGGATACAGCTGGTCGTTTTACTTTTTCTATCAAACGGAGTCCAATTGATGATAGTACACCAGAACTAGAAGATTATTATTTCAATGGGTTCAGTCAGACAATTGATAAAGTTGAAAAAATAATTTCTGATGCAAAGGCAGAAATTGACGAAAAGGTCGCGAAATCCGAAACACAAATTGATACGAAATTAAAAGATACAAACGACAAAATCACGAAAGCCAATCAAGATGTCACAACTCTCAATACTAATATTGATAAGGCAAATGATCGTATTGATCAAACCAATCAGCAAATCGGCGACCTCGGTCAGCTGAAAAGGATGTACTCTAATAGCATTGATTTTGGTGGAAAAGGATCGTCTTTATCAGATTTTCTCGATGCTCCATACTATTTGAGTAAAGTGCCGTTGGGTGAAAATATTGCAGACCCTAGTGTGCAATTTCCAATAAAAACAAGCGGGTATCGTTTGTATGGTGTAAATATGTTAGAAGAATTTAAGGTAGGTCAAACGTATACTCTCACGATAAAAGCCACTAAACCCTCAACTCAACAGTTCAGGGCATACAATGATGGTGATACGCCTCTAGGATATTTTGCGCCAGTCGAGGGGTTAACAGATGTGTGGTCGTGTAATTTTATTCCTACAAAAGTTTCCGCCACATCACCAAAACTACTGTCTATTTATCAAGCGCCAAATACGACACTGGGTGCATGCCAAATTGACTGGTTAAAAATCGAAAAAGGCGGAACACGAACACCGAATATTGAACAATATAAATACTTCGGCGAAGGCTTGAAAGACAGCGATGACCCAAATGATTACAGCTGGGATATTACACCAGAATATGCTGAAAAAAGCTTGAACAATACGGTCAGTCTGACTGAACCAGAAACGGTTTTAGGACTTAAAAACTTTGAAGATGGGATTCAAATAGACGGTGATCAAGTAGTTAGTGAAAATGATCATGCTGTGTATACATTAGATCCATCAAATAGTAAATCTTTTAGCGACGGTTATGCAACATTTATTAAACACGGAAAAACTGTTATAGCGAACGGAACAGTAAAGCTAAAAAAAGCATATCCATTTGGAACAACGCTTGATGATATTTTACCAGATGAATTTAGTGCAAAAATTGTTCACGGAATGCTTATTGGCTCGACAGGATCCAATAATATTGCAAAAGCACTTTATATACAAAAAGACACAGGAACAATCAGGACAAATAATGATTTTGCTATCAATGAATGGTTTACATTTAATGGCAATTACTGGGTAGGGGAGGAATAAAATTGAAAAAAATATGGCAGTATGGTCGGACTGGCGGAAAAGAATTAGAGGTATCAGATGATTTTCCTATTCAAGTACCATTTACTGATGTACCACCGTTAAAAGAGATTGAGTTAGAGGACCATTCGATCAAAGAAATCAAGTTAGAAGATCAGTTCTTTATTCCATCAGAAAACAGATGGAAAGAAATTATTAATGGATTAAACCAAGAAAAATTAGACAATCTCGATGCTCTTTTCACTGTTTTAGAAAAACAAAATTCAGTGTTAGAGCAGCGAACGAATAGCTATAGCACACAATTAACTGATACTCAATTGGCTTTGACAGAGGTTTACGAAACGGTGATCGGAGGTGAAGCAAAATAATGGGTCCTATCTATGCAGATTTAATTATCAAGGGGCTGAAAACGATTGACGATGTTCCCGAGAGGCACAAAGAAGAAGTTCAGGCAATCTTGTCTCAATCAAATGAGGGATAAGATTGCTTTTTATTTATTAAGAAAGGAGGTTAAGACAATGGTAGTGGTTTATGCAACTTTGATTATTAAAGGGAAAAAGACAATTGAAGATGTACCAAGCATAATTGAGCAGCAAGTAAAAGATGTGCTTGTTGATATGGACTTACCAGAATTAGCAGAATAGACGAAGCGTACTCGAACGAGTGCGCTTTTTGTATGTCAAAAAATAGAAAGTGAAGGGTGGAAACATGGTGATAATTGATAATTTAGTCTTGTTATCGGAGTTTAAAAATTTAGTAAGTAATATCTATATTCAAATTTTGGTTTGGTTAGTGATTGCAGATATTGCGACAGGAATCTGCAAGGGTTTAGCTGGAAAACAAGCGAATAGCACCAAAGGTCTGATGGGAGTAGTGAAACATCTGTTAGTTGTAGCACTTGTTTTGATTGCTTATCCGTATCTAAAAATCATGAATTTCGAAGGAGTCGCAACAGCATTCGTGCTTTCGTACATTGCCGTATATGGAATTTCAGTCATAGAAAATCTTGGGCAACTTGGTATCCCAGTTCCAGATTTTGTGAAAGATCGATTCAGCAAATTAAAAGATTCATCTGAAGAACAAGGGAAAGATAAAAATAATACTCTGGGAGGAAAAAAATAATGGTCAATATTATTAATAATTCAGTATGTCGTGGTGTCGCAGGAAAACGTGTTGGTAATGTTAAAGGTGTAGTCATTCATAATACCTGGACCAACACGACTGCAGAACAAGAAATGAATCGTTTAGCAGGATTGACAGATAAACAGCTAGAAGCAGGATTTGCTCATTACTATTGTGATGAAAATACGATCATTCGTACCGAAGACACATTCAATCGTGCCTGGCATGTTGCTAATTCTGATGGCAATAACAGTTATATCGGATATGAAGTACGAGGCAATCGGGAAACGCCGAAAGCAGTCTTCCTTCAAGCAGAACAGAACGCATTTTGGCAAGCAGCAGAAGATCTTCGATTTTATGGATTACCAGTTAATAGGGACACCGTGAAATGCCATCATCAATTTTCAGCAACTGAATGCCCTAAGCGTTCGCTGATGGAGCACTGTGGGTATGATTCCACGCTAGCCGTTCCTGCAGTAATCACCACTCAAATGCAAGATTACTTTATTAGTCAGATTGCACGATACTATAACAATCCAAATTTGAAGACTGATGGCTCATCTAATTCCAGCAATACTACGCCAACACCATCAAAACCAAGTAACAATACGCATGATGCAGCAGTTGTAGCAAGCAAGCCAAAACATCAGGGTAATGCTTGGGGAAAATTAGATGTATTCAACGTGTTTTCAAAAGGCAAAGCTCGCGTGGCTGCTTGGTTAGTTCCAGATAAACCACAAGGGCCGATCGGCAAATATGCCTTCATTTTGATTATGGAGCATGGAACAAACAAAGAATTAACTCGCTACCAGTCTAAAGGAATCGCTCGGCCAGATGTGAAGAAGGCATACGGCTATCAGGGTGGCGATGCTTTAGGATTCGATGTGACGTTCGATACTGATTGGTTAAAAGGTAAGAAGATCGATATCCTTTTACGTCGATGCAATCAGTCAAACGGTGAAGGTGCAGTAAATGATGTGCGTATCTCTGATATTTATTTGACACTATAAAAATAGCCCCTCGTTGAGGGGCAGTACATATAGTTTTCAATATAGTTGCTAATATTGTTAGCTAATTTGTTAGCAAAGCTGTATACAAATTTAGATAGTAAAAATACGTTTTGTTCTTTATATACATGCACTTTCATTATTGATTTATTATCAGATATACTAACAAAATTGCTAACAAAATTAGCTGATTTTTTAGTCATCTCTCTTGTACAATTAAACCAATGATGGTATATTGAACTTACAGCAAAGGAAAGTTAAAGCGTAAAGTGGTGTATGATTGTTTTGTACAAGTACATTATTTTGACGTGTTTTTTCCTATATACTTTTTGCGTAGGTACATAAACGGAGGCGATTGTTATGGCTACTAAAAGTTTTACTGAGGAGTATAGGTTTACAAAAAAGAACGCTAACTCTTTAATTAATGCATTATCTAATGATAAATCACCTAGAAAACAGTTGGTAACTAATTTAAAAGTAATCGATGACAAAGAAAAAATAAAAAATATTTTTTTTGGAAGTAATAGTTAGATGGGAATACAGATTATCAGTTTAAGTGATTTATTAGAGGTTGCTCCGGATTTAGAAAGTGTAAATAACATACTAAAGACATTTAAATCTATTCCACATCCTATAACTGGTCAAGTTAATGATGTGGAATATTTTTTGCATCAAAAAGCAATAGAATTCGAGAAAGCTGCTTTAGCAACTACGCATCTTTTATTTAGCTCATATAAAGATAAATCTATATTAGTTGGTTATTTTTCTTTAGCTAACAAATCTTTAATTATGAGCAAAAAAAATTATAACAATCTCAGTAAGTCCCAACAAAGAAGATTGTGTCAGAATGGTTCAAAAACTGAAACTGGTGGTTACATAGTTAATAGTTATTTGATAGGGCAAGTTGGTAAAAATTATTCTGAAGAAGCTCAAAAAATAGAGGCTATAAATGGAACCCAGATATTGACGATAGCTTATGATACGGTTTTACAGGCAAAAAAAATTATTAATGCTAGATATGTATGGATTGAATGTGAAAATGTTCCGAGGTTAATTGATTTCTATAGAGACTTTGGTTTTGAGGTTATTGAAAATTATGAAACAAACAGTGGATTAGTTGTAATGATTATGAAGTTAAAATAGTAAAACTAATTATTGCAAGTATCTATTACAACGTTAAACAAGCGTATAGTAAATTTAAAAAGATTTAAATTTGCAAAACAAAAACCTCAACCAATCATCCTTGGCTGAGGGTTTTTTCATTTTTTCTGAAAAAATCTAATCAAATAATAGACTAAAAAATAACCATGTGAGATAATGAACATAGAAAAAAGCTTCAGATACTCCCTCACCCTAGAGTCTTTCCCCAAAAAGATAAGTATCTGAAGCTTTTTTCTTTTTATGACTTGGAAATAGTAGCATAAATAATATATTTTACAAAGAATAAGTACAATCTAGTTTTTTGCTATTAAATGTGTAATAATAAATATGCCATCACAACAAAAGAATGAAACCCATTATTATCTAGTCTATGTCCATTCTTTTTGTTTTGCAGTAGTTGTGATGGCTTTCCGTACCCTTAGCTCAGTTGGTCAGAGCAAACGGCTCATAACCGTCCGGTCGTAGGTTCGAGTCCTAAAGGGTACATTAATGTAGCCATTTGAATCGTTCTGTGTTAGAATTTTTTGAAGAGTATTATACAAGCTAAAGCTTTTCTTCATTGCCACTCAAATGAGTGGCTTTTTTATGTATTCTTTTATGGATTAATGAAAGGATGTTTCACATAGTTATACTTCTGTATATTTGAAAAGTTTTACTTTGATTTTTAAATAGAAAGACATTTGGGTTAAATTGTGAGATAATAATAAAGAAGAGTTTAAAGCGTTCCCCAAAAACCACTTCCCCATAAGTGTGTTACGCTTTAAACTCTTTTATATTTGAAGCCATTAAAAAGCATACCATATTTTTGAAAAAAAGCGAGAAAAAAGGCTTACAATTGGAGTGGTAGTTAATTAGTGACTTATTTTTGATTTTATAGCACTGATACTATAAAATATAGATATTATCATATTACACAATCTTAATACTAACTTAAAAATATTTCCTTTTATAAGTATGGTGATAAAATCCGTTCTGGGCTACCTTTTTAGGTAGCCTACTTTAATCTTTATACCTTTCTGGATCAACGAAAGTATACTTTATATAGTCATAACGCCGATGATCGCTCCGTGCGTCTGGCACGTCAGTCACGATATCAAACAAAAAATATACATCTTTCTTCATTCTAGTTTTCGCAGCAGGAATTTTAAAGTAGTTCTTATTAGAGTAATAGAGATTAACTAGCAGGCTAGTTTCAATTGCTAAAAAGATTACTTCAGTATCCCAGACTTTATATAAATCTTTGACAAATTTTTCTGATGGATCGTATTTAAACCAAAGCAGATGTTCCTCTAGCTCGATTGTCATGTTTTTCACCTCAACGAAAGTATACGAACTAACGTTCTTTTTGTAAAGGATAAAAATAGGATAGCTACCGGTACCCAAACTAGTACCCATTTACCAAAAACGAAGAAATTTATGTAAATAGAAAAATAAGTATAAACATTGATGCATCAACATTTATATGCCTTTGGAACAAATGAAAAGGGCGGTTCTCATAAGAAAAACATGTTCGCACTTCTAGGCAAACCAGGCTTTGAAGACCTTGCCAAAGAATTGAACGAACGCCTGTAAGATAAGGGTTTGTCGCTAGATTTAAAAAATCAGTGATAGAAACATGTTTGTATCATTTTATATTTAGTACTACAAATGGTACTACAAGCAAAAAGACAGTCTTTTAATGACTGTCTTTTTTGTATGGAAATCAATGAGTGCTTTGCTACTGCTTCCGCTTGATTCTTCAAGGAGATGGCTTGTTTAATTACTTTTTCGTTTACAAGAGAAGAGGCATGTGTATCAGTGTTGCTACGTATATTCCAACAAGACTTTTAGTTCTTCTAAAAGTCTATAACATGAGGTAGAAGAACTATATGTTTAGCAACGTGGGTAAAAAAATCTTCAGATTATCAGAAGATCAGAGCCAAATTCATGATTAAAGAAGACAATTTAAATACAAGAAGACATTTAAATATAAAAAATAGGCTAGCAGTTAGCTAGCCTATTTGCAGTTTTTATAAAGAATAATTGGGTGTTATCTTGAAAATTTTTAACTAGCCTCTTTTGCATAAAGTATAGCCTTTGGCAAGTGCCTCACTTAGCGGCATAGGAACTACAGAATTAGCGTTGTTCAAACCTGAGCAATTTGGGTTAAGATGATATTTAGTCCCATGATCAGGAGCGATATAAACAACTTGTTCGTTATTTTGTTGCTGTGCTTGTTGGGCCGCTTGTTGTGCTGCTTGCTGTTGTGCTTCTGCAGCAGCTTGTTGCTGTGCTTGAGCCGCCGCTTGCTGTTGTCTCTGCTGTTCAGCTGCCTCGTTTGCTTTGATAGTTGAATCAACAACTACTAAACGATTAGACAAGTCTTGATTTCCATTCGGAATAGCCTGAATGGCAGTCAAAGCAGCTTGATAATTTTCATTAGTTGGGCTAGCCTCAGCTTGTGCTAATTTATTCGTAGCATCTACTGTTCTTTGATTGATTTCTTCTTGTTTTTGCTTTTCCTCTTGAGCTTTGCGCTCATCTTCTTGCTTTTGTTTTTCCTCTTGAGCTTTACGCTCATCTTCTTGCTTTTGTTTTTCCTCTTGAGCTTTACGCTCATCTTCTTGTTTTTGCTTTTCCTCTTGATCTTTTTGTTCATCTTCTTGCTTTTGTTTTTCTTCTTGAGTTTTGCGTTTATTTCCTTGCTTTTCTTTTTTTGTTTCAACCTTTTTTTCGGACTGTATTTTTACTTCAGAGCTAGATGCGTTGTTTGAAGGTTGAACATTAGCAAAGCCAATCGCCATTACTATGAATGCAGCTCCAAGAATTAGTAGTGGTCTTTTTCTCGTTTTCTTTTTATGAAAAGATTTAATCAATCCACCTATTCCCCAACAAAAACCAATAAACCCAATTAACACAAAAAAATTACCCATTAGTTCCTCCTTAAAAAAAATATTTCGCTTTCATTTTAAGGTAGAATGCAATAGACCTAAATAATAAGTGTATTTGACTTTCCCCACCAAGCCACACACTTAAATTATTATCGAATGAAATAACTATTTAAGAATAGAAAAATGTAAATATACTGTGAAAATATCACAAAATTCATATTCGAAATTGTAATTTTATCTTCAATAATTTAATTATTATATTTGTAATTTTATCATTAATTTTGTAAAAAAACAGCAAATAATTTTATGTTTATTTTTTCATATTAAAAAAATGAGAACGTTTTTTTTGTAGGAAATTAAAGATTTTTTTCTTTAGTTAATTAGATTTAATAAGTAATTTTTATTTAGTATAGAGATTTTTTATAGTAAAAGTATAATAGATCATTGATAAAACACGTTTGTTATTTATTTTTGGCTTATTGATTTAATAAGTATTATGGATTCAGTACTTTAAATTCAGATTATTGATTGATCAATATTTTATTTGTAGATAGTAGGTAACTGATTATTAAAAATAGACTAACCGAAAGGGGGGAGGTAATGACTTGTCCTTTTAAAGAAATTCAAAGAATAATAGCCTATCACACACGAAATGATTGGTTTAATGGACTGTATCACAGAGATTCATTTAGCGAACAAGTACATAAATTTCCATAAAGTTGCGTTGTTGTCAGTTTATTTTGATATAATTATTTCGAGAACAAATCAAGGGGTGACGATGTTGAATCAGGTAAAAAATGATTTTCTCAATAGGAGAACAAAAGGTGAGTTAAACCGAAGGAAAGGATTTGATCAATGAAGAAAATGCAAGCAGCACTTACTTATTGCAAAGGCAAAGCAATTTATTTTATTCTAGGAACTGCCATTATACTTACATTGTTTCGTCTTTACTTATACTATAAAGCAACATACAGTATCGATATGACAGCGGCGTATGACGATCAGCTGTTTATTCATCATGCACAAAATTTGTTAAAAGGGAATTGGTTAGGAGATTATGATTCGAAAACTCTCTCAAAAGGGATTTCTTACAGTTTGTTTCTAGCTTTAGCAAATAAGCTGCATCTTCCATACTCGATACTATTTGGAAGTTTCAATATTCTTGCGAGTTTCTTGATGGCATTAAGTTTACGACCTATTGCTAAAAATCGAGGGTACTTACTTATTATCTATCTCTATTTCTTGTTTTCACCGATTAGTTTTACAACTGAATATTCTACTCGAATCTATCGAAATGCAATTGTTATCCCATCAGTGACAGTGATAGTGGCTTGCTTATTAGCTATCTATTTTAGAAAATATCGCTCCATCAAAAGTATTTTACCGTGGATTACTATACTAGCCATTATTTTTCCTTTTTACTGGTTTATACGTGAGGACTCCATTTGGTTGCTTCCATTTGTTGTAATGGCATTATTGATTAGTTTTATCCAAATAATTATAGGACCAGATTTTAAAATAAAAAAAGAGAAAAAATTGATGGCAGCCCAGTTGGAAATTAATAAACAAAAAGTAGGAAAGCTGTGTTTATTTGTACTTCCTGCAGTGACTTTCATGTTAACGTCTCAATTCTTAGGACATAAGAATGAGGAAGTATATGGGTTAAATACACTAAACGACCGTTCCAGTGGCGAATTTGCGCAAGTAATGAAAAATCTGATCCGTTTAGATGATGGAACAGATATAAATGAAAAAAATAGTCGGATTTGGGTATCACATGAAGCACTAAATAAAGCAGTGGCGGCTTCGCCAACTTTTTCAAAAGAAGCTGATCGAATCAATGAATTGTATACTACACATGCTTGGACGGAAGCAGGAAAAGTGAAGGAATTAAAAGGAGATATCATTTTTTGGGCATTAAGAGACGTGATCAGTGAATCTGGGTATTATCATAATAATGCGAAACAAACAAATGATTTTTGGAAAAAAGTGAACGAGGAATTAGCAAAAGCATATGAGACGGGAAAATTGAAGAAAAAGAAAGAGTTCTATTTAATGGGAACTGGAGATGGAAAGATAGCAAGTGATGTTCCTGTACTGCTCGACTTTTTTAAAACAGCATATACCTACAATCTTTTTTACAAAGACTTCCATCAAGGCGGAAATTATAGCTTTGGTACCCATGATGAAGTAGAGCAAGCACAAAAATTATTGCGAGTCCCTCTATTAAATAATTGGATCAATAGTGAAGACCCGCATACACCGGTCTTGGTTCTATCGAGACCAGCAAAAATAGCTACAAGCTTCATTACACTTTATCAGAAGACCAGTGGTGTGATTCTTATCTTTTCTCTAGTAAGCAGCCTGTTTTTAGCGATTGGAGTTTTCCATGCGAAAAAGGATAAAAAACTTTATTGTTCAATTTTGGTGATTTTTTTAGGGTTAGTTCTGACGCAATTCCTGTTTTTATTTGGAGTTTCATGGTTCTGCTCTTATTCGCCAGAACAAAAAGAGTACTTTTTAAGTGTCTATACAGGTGCTGGAGTGCCTATCATGCAGACTGCGATCGTTTTGATATTGCTAGGGATGAGTAGGGTACAGTGGAAAAAAGCAAAGAATGTAAAAAAATAA